ACCGGCTCAAGCGCCGCGGCCTGAAGGTCGATGATTTCCGGGTGGGTCAGGTGTTTTCCGGCAGGGAGCTGGCGAAGATCCTGTGTGTCACCCGGCAGACGGCGGCGCGCTGGCTCGGGCAATGGCGCGATGCCGGGCTCATCGTGGCGCAGCGGGCGAAGCGCCGCACGAGCCCCTGGCGCCTGCCGGTGACTGAGTGGATCGCGTTTTTGGAGCGGGCCGACTGCCCGCTCGACCCCGCGCGCATCGCCGACCCGGAGTGGCGCGCGTTCGCTGAGGATGCGCGGCGCCGGCCGCGCTCGGAAGACCGCAACCGACCGAAGAAAGGGAGGAAGATATCCGCGTGAACATCATCACCCTCACCCAGCCCCACGCCACCCTCGTGGCGATCAAGGCGAAGCAGATCGAGACGCGCAGCTGGGCCACGAGCTACCGTGGCCCCGTCGCCATCCACGCCGGGGCCGGGCTCGGCCCGGTGGGCGGCATTGACGGCCTTGCGGAACTTGTGGATGAAGAGCTTTTCCACGAGGCGCTTGAACAGTTCTGGAAGCCCGGCGCATCGTGGGATAGCTACGCGCTTGCGCAGCGCCTACCTCGGGGCGTGATCGTGGCGGTGGCAACGCTGGAGATGTGCCACTACACGCATTTATTGCCATGGCGAGACGGCGTATTCCCAGTCCGATTTATCCAGCGAAATGAAACAATCTCCTGGCTCCTCACCGACCAAGAGCGCGCCTTCGGCGACTACTCGCCGGGAAGGTTCGCCTGGTTCTTATCCGACGTGCGCCCGCTGCGCACCCCGCTGCCGTATCGCGGCGCGCAGGGCCTGCGCCGTCTGCCCGACGACGCGGCCGCGCAGGTCGAGGCACTCCTGTGACGCCGCCGCGTCGGCGCACCCCGGCGGAGGCCGATGCGCTGGTGGCGCATCTCACCCCCGCCCAGCGCCGGCGGCAGATCGGCATACTCACGATCGCGCTGCGCATCCGGGGCATCGAGGTTGAGGAGTTCTTCGACGCCGCCGGGCGGTCGTTTCTCAAGTTCGACCTCGACCAGGTGCGGGCGATCTCCCCCGCGCTGGCCGAGCTCCTGATCGCCGAAGGTCAGACGATGCCCGAGCCGATCCCGCATCGGCCGGGCGTCGCGTAGGAGCGCTATGAGCACAGAGATCGAGCTGAAGTATGCGGCGGCCCTGCGCCGCGAGCAGGATCTGGAGGCAGCCCTGGAGGCCGAGCGCGAGCGCTGTCGTGCGCTGGCCGATGCCATCGCGGGCTACTTGGCCGACGTGACGGCCGCTCCGCACACCCTGGAGGCGGCCCTGCGGCGCACACAGGCCAGTCCCTACGCCGAGCGGGGGAAGGCGCTCGCGGCGCTGTGGCGGGCGCTCGACGCGCTGAAGCGCGATGAGCGGCTGAGCATCGAGGCGCTGGCCGCGCTCCAGGTGGTGCAGCACGGGGGTACGCTATGACCCTGCGCACCATCTTCGAGGAGCTCTACGCGAACGCCGCTATCCGGGCCACCGCCGAGCGGCCCGGCGAGTCCTTCCGCCAGCTCGGCAAGGGCGCGGCGATCTTGGTGCGCGCCCAGGGCCGGAAGCGCCAGGTGATCCTCTCGCGGCGGGGCGCGCCCGTCGGCGAGGCCGAGATCGCCACCTTCCGCCGCGATGGCCAGATCCCGGAGCACGCCGCGCGCGTCGACTACCCGGCGACGAGGCGCATGCACTTCACGGCGCTAACCTGGGAGGAGGCGCAGCTCGACCTCTTCGACGACTGAGCGGCCCATCCATCCATCCCTTGCCGCCCTTGACCCGCCCCGAACCTCTGTGCTATCCTCCGGGCATCATCGCCGGCGCCGCCCTGGCGTCGTGTCTCCGGCCGCTCGGGCTGTTGCGGCGCCGGCGATCCTCAAAATCCAAAAATATTGGATTTTGAGGAGCCGCTTCCCCCGCGTGCTATGATCGCCCCAGGCCCCCCAGCGACCCCCCGGAGCCCGCCATGTCGCCACTCGCCGAGCGCATCAGAACGCGCCATGATCGAAAATGCACCTTTTCGGAAGTACCGCCCGCCCCGCTCGCCCGGCTCGATCCGCCCCCCTCCCCCGCCGCCGCATACCTGGCCACGCTCGCGCCCAGCTCCCAGGTCACCCAGGCCGCCGCCCTGCGCGCCCTGGCCGCCATCCTGGCCCGCCCCGGCGCTGACCCCCAGGCCATCCCCTGGCACCGGCTGAGCTACGCCCACGTGGCCGCGCTGCGCGCTCGCCTGGCCGAGCGCTACGCCCCGGCGACCGCCAACCGCCTGCTGGCCGCGCTGCGCGGGACGCTCCTGGCCTGCCGTCGTCTGGGCCTGATCGGCGCGGATCAGCACGCCGCGCTCGCCGACGTGCCCCCGGTGCGCGGGCAGGCGTCCCTGCGCGGGCGCATGCTGGCCCGCGATGAGATCGCCGCCCTGCTGCGCGCCTGCGCGGCCGACGGCGGCCTGCGCGGCCGGCGCGACGCCGCGCTCCTCGTCCTGGGCGTGGCCGGGGGCCTGCGCCGGGCCGAGCTGGGCGCCCTGGATGTCGGCGACCTGGCCGAGGCCGAGGGCCTCATCGAGGTGCGGGTGCGCCGCGGCAAGGGCGCGAAGGATCGCCGCATCCGCGTGGCGGGCGATGCGGCGCAGCTGGTGCGGGCCTGGCGCGACACGGCAGGCGGGCCGGCGCTCTTCGTGGCGATCTCGTGCGCGGGGCGGCCCCTGGCCGATCGGCGGCTGACCCCGGCCGCCGTGCGCGGCATCCTGCACCGGCGCTGTGCGGAGGCGGGGATCGGCCTGGCCAACCCGCACGATCTGCGCCGCACGATGATCAGCCGCCTGCTCGACGCGGGCCTCGATATCGCCGCCGTCGCCCGCGTGGCCGGCCACGCCAGCGTCCAGACGACGGCGCGCTACGATCGCCGCGGCGACGCGGTGCTAAGCCGCGCCGCCGAGCTGCTTGCGGGGTAAATACGTTCGGTTTTATTCGGTTTTATTCGGTTTTATTCGGTTTTATTCGGTTTTAATCTTGCAAGAATATAAACGAAGCATCGTTTTGGGGCATTAGGAAGCCAAGAATTTATACTCTTAGTATTGGCACATAATCAAAAAATACAAAAGAATAAAAAAACAGTCTGAGCGACTTCGGAAATATTCGGTTTTGCGCGCAAAACCCTCTCGATGCGTAAGGATCGCCGCCGTGCCTCTCTTCTACCAGCCCGAGCCCCACGGCCAGGCCGAGAGCGATGCCTATGATGCGCTGCTGGCCGCCGGCTACGCGATCCGCTGCCGCCACGGCCTGATCGCAGGATCAGACTCTCGACACTACCGGGCCGAGCGCGGCGCGTACCGCACCCGATCCCACCGCTCGATCCGGGCGGTGTGGGCGCAGGCGCAGGCCGACGCCTAGATAGCCCCGCCTGCCCCGCTCCCCTGGCACCGTAGCCCCGCGACGGGCGCAGCGGTCGCGCTGTCCGCCGAGGCGCGCGGCGCGGCGCAGAAGCTTGCGCAGGCGGCACGGGCGTGCTACTCTGCGCGCAAGCGGGCGCAACCCTCCTCGCCTCGGCGGGGGAATGCGGAGCAAGCGGCCAGGGTACGGGCTGAACCTGGCGCCGGATGGGACATGGGGCACTATGGCCACCGTCCCCGTAACCGGCCCACAAAGCCCCCTGCTACGCCGTAGCAAGGGGGCTTTGTCATTTTGTCATCCCCCTGATCGCACCCCTGTGCTATACTCACCACACGGTTCAGGGCGCGCGGAAAGCGTATAGTCCCTGAATCGTCATGCGCCGCGCGCCCTGGCCCCAGCCCAGGAGGCGCCATGTCCATCCCCGCCGACGCCGAGGCGATGCTCGGCCCCGAAGGTCCCGACCCCGCCCAGCCACCCCCGACTCTTGGCGGCAGCGCCAACGCTGCCGCCGACCTCCCCTGCGAGGGGTCGCCGCCCTTCATCAACCGCCGGCTCTCCCCCGCCGAGTTCGCCGCCTACGTGGCCGGCTACGCCTTCGGCACGCTGCCCCCGTCGCGCCTGGTGCTGCACCACACCGTCGTGCCCACCGAGGCCCAGTGGCGCGGGCTGCCGACGATGCGCGGCATGCAGGGCTACTACGCCGGCCTGGGCTGGACGTCCGGCCCGCACCTCTACGCCGCCCCGGACGGGATCTGGCTGGCCACGCCGATGAGCCGCGTGGGCATCCACGCCGGCGCCGGCAACGGCAGCGTCAGCCAGGGCTGGTACAGCATCGGCCTGGAGATGGTCGGCGCCTTTGATGCGGCCCGGCCCGTCGGCGCGGTCTGGGCCAACGCGCTGGCCGTGATGGCCGGGCTGGCGCAGCGGCTGAAGATCCCGCCGCGCCAGCTGATCAGCCTCCACCGCGACTACAGCGCAAAGAGCTGCCCGGGCTGGGCGGTGACGAAGGACTGGGCCTGGGCTGCGGTGGAGTCGGCGCTGGCGGCCGACGCCCCGGCGGCCGGGCACCCGATCCTGGGCGGCCCGAGCGTCCCCGCCAGCGACCTGGTGACCATCCTTGATCGGCGCGCGGCACACCTCAGCTGGCAGCAGCGCAGCAGCCTGACCTGCGCCTACACGACCTTCGGCGAGCTGACCGGGATCGGCAACCTGCGCCCGTTCGCGCAGGCGATCAAAGAGACGGGGTGGTTTACCTCCCGCCGCTTCCTCGACAACCTGAGCACCGCCGGGCTCGGCGCGACCAACGACGGCGCCGACGGGGCGCGCTTCCCGTCGATCGCCGCCGGCGTGGCCGCGCAGTACGCGCACCTCCTGTGCTACGCGGCCAAGCCCGGCGCGCTGCCGCAGGCGCTGCTCACGCTCAGCGAGCTGAGCCCGCGCCGATCAGCGCTGATCGGCGCCTACGGCCTCGGCTGCGCGCCGACCTGGGAGGGCCTGAACGGCAAGTGGGCCTCCCCTGGCCCAACCTACGGGGAGGATATCCTGACCATCGCGGCCGCGCTGGCCGGCGGGGGCGCCTCGTGATCCGCGCCTCCCTGCGCTACCTCTGGTGCGTCTACGTCTGGTGGCCGGCGCTGGCGGGCCTGCGCCGTCGGCTGCGGGGGCAGGCCAGGTGAGCGGCGATTCTGCGATCCGCCTGGACGGCCAGGCCGGCGACGTGGCCGTCGGCGACGTGGCCGGCGGCGCGCTCACGAAGATCAGCGGCGCCGACGCCAACCGGATCGTCGATCTCCTTCAGGCGCAGCTCCAGTACAGCTGGGACGATGACCAGCGGCGGGAGGTGCGCCAGGCGCAGACGGACGCCGAGCGCCAGCGGGATCGCGACGAGACGGCGATGCAGTGGCGCATGACCCGCCAGCGCCTGGACGTGGTGGTCCAGCGCCTCGACCACCTCGACGCCACCGCCGCCGAGACGCACGCCGAGGCTCGCCGGGTGCGGGTCGCGGGCCTCATCATCGCCGCCGCGCTGGCCGCCCTGTTCGTCGCCGTAATCGTGCTCTTGGTCGACCGCTACTACCTGGCGGCCCTGGCCCGCGCCCTCATCGGCGCGACCGGGGCGCTGGGGGCCTACTACGTGAGGAGCCGATGACCACTACGATCCGCACGCCCTACGGCATGGCCCCCGCCGCCGACCCGCCGCCGATCCGCACGCCCTACGGCATGGCCCCCGCCGATGACCCGCCGCCGCCCGATGACCGGCGCCTCATGGCGCTGTGCGGCGAGCAGGCGCTGCTGGAGGCCGACCTGAGCCAGGCGCTGGCCGCGATCGACGCCCTGCGCCGGCGCGTGGCCGCCCTGGAGCGGCGCCGGCGCCCCGCACGACGGGGGACACGGTGAACGACGAGGATATCGCCTCAATCGGCGACCGGCTGCGGGCGTCCTGGGCCGCGATCATCGACACGGAGCGCCATCGGGGCGATGTGCCGGGCGGCGACGCCCAGGAGGCGTACCAGGCCGCGCTGCTGCTGTTCCGCCACGCCCAGATCGAGGCCTTCACCGCCACGCTCGGCGCGATCCCGCTGCTCCAGGAGCAGGTTGACGCGCTCACGGCCCGCGTGGCCGCATTGGAGGCGCAGCCAGTGACCGCCCCGCCGCGCGCCGCCCTGCTGGGCCTGCCGCTGGTGCAGGCGGCCGACGCCATCGCCGACGCCGCCGGCCCGGAGCTCGCCGAGGCGCTCATGGCCTGGGCCGAGCTGCTGGTCGAGCGGCTCGACGGGCGCAACGCCGCCGCGCTGGCCGGCGGGCTGCGGCGCCTGGCGCGGGCGGAGCAGCGCCAGGACATCGCCGACCGGGTGATCTTCCACGACCCGCTGAGCCCGTACTAAATCGGAAAACGTCGGTCTTGAGGACTCGCTATGAGCGACACCGCACTACAACCCACCACCCCGCCCACGCCCCAGGCGCGCTTTGATATGGCTTTGGACGCCCTCAAGGGCATGCGCCGCAAGTACGCGATCGAGTACCTGGTCGATCTGCGCCAGCGCGACGCGGCGATCCGCGCCGGCTACTCGGCCAAGAGCGCCGACGCGCAGGCCTCGGCGCTTATGAAGAATCCTGAAGTTTTTGCGGCGATTTCCGCCGGCTTGGAGCTCCAGGCGATGTCCGCCGGGGAGATCCTGGCCAGGCTGTCAGCGCAGGCCCGGGGCGATATGACCGACTTCGTGCGGGTGGATGAGGAAGAAATCACCCTCACCTGGTCGCTGAAGGAGATCTCCACGGACGCCGAGGGCGAGCCCGATATGGCCGGCGCAATCTACGACCTCAAGCAGCAGAAGCTGATCCAGCCGACCACCCGCGTGCTGCACACCGCCACGGTCAGGCGCGCGGTGGCCCGCCTCGACCTGCTTGAGGCCGGCCGGCGCGGGAAGCTGGGCCTGATCAAGAAGTACACGCTCGATGAGGACACAGGCAAGGTCGGCATCGAGCTCTACGACGCGCAGGCGGCGCTGGCGCTGCTCGGCAAGGCCCGCAACCTCTTCGTCGAGCGCCAGGAGGTCAGCGTCTCCTCGGCGCAGCCGCTGATCCGCGAGGTGGTGATCGCGCTGCCGGGGGCTGGCAATGCCCAACCTATGGACGCTTGACAATGGACGACTCACGCTCAACTTCCACCCTGGCCAGGGTCGCGCGTGGCAATCCCAGAAGCGCGTTGTGGCCATTTTGGCCGGCACGCAGGGCGGCAAGACGAGCTTCCTCCCCTGGCTGCTCTGGCGCGAGATCCGCGCGCGGGGGCCTGGCGACTACCTGGCAGCGACGGCCAACTACGACCTCTTTAAGCTCAAGTTCCTGCCGACCCTGCGCGAGGTCTTCGAGCATACGCTGGGCTGGGGGCGCTACTGGGCGGCCGACCGCATCATCGAGCTATCCGACCCCGCCACGGGGCAATTCCAGGCCAAGCGCGCAGACGATCCGATGTGGGCGCGGATCATCCTGCGCTCGGCCGAGAGCGGCGCGGGCCTGGAGAGCGCCACGGCTCGCGCCGCCATCCTCGACGAGGCGGGCATGGACGCCTTCAGACTTGACAGCTGGCTGGCCATCCGGCGGCGGCTCAGCCTCAGTCAGGGGCGCATCTTTCTGGGCACCACGATCTACAACCTGGGCTGGCTCAAGCAGCAGCTCTACGACCCCTGGGAGCGGGAGCAGGGCCAGCACCCCGAGATCGACGTTATCCAGTTTGACAGCGTCGAAAACCCCCTGTTTCCCCGCGAGGAGTATGCGCGCGCCGAGCGCGAGCTGCCCGCGTGGAAGTTCCTCATGTTCTACCGGGGGCGCTACACCCGCCCGGCGGGCCTCATCTACGACTCGTTCGATGAGCGCCTGTGCAAGGTGCCGCGCTTCGCCATCCCGGCGCGGTGGCCACGCTTTCTTGGCCTCGACTTTGGCGGCGTCCACACCGCCGGGATGTTCTACGCGGCCGAGCCGGGCACGGGGCGCATCTTCGCCTATCGCGCGTACCTGGAGGGCGGGCGCACCGCCAAAGAGCACGCCCAGGCCCTGCTCGTCGGCGAGCCGTCGATCCCCACCTGCGTGGGCGGATCGGGCTCCGAGGACCAGTGGCGCGCGGAGTTCCGCGCCGGCGGCCTGCCCGTGCGCGAGCCCGATATTACCGAGGTCGAGGTGGGCATCGATCGGGTCTACGGTGCGCACCGGCGCAACGAGATCATGGTCTTCGACGACCTGGCGGGCTACCTCGACCAGAAAGCGCGCTACAGCCGCCCGGTCGACGCCGCCGGCAACGTGCTGCCCGGCATCCAGAACAAGGCCACATTCCATTTTCTCGACGCCGAGCGCTATATCGTCGGTTGGCTGAAGCGGCCGCAGCAGGCGGGGAGCCGCCAATCAAACTACCGAGACGACAATGACTGATCTCAGTATCCACACCCTGATCGAGGCCGAGCGCAAGGCCGCCCAGCCGGACGCGGCGCAGGTGCGCACCTTCAGAAGTTACGCCCGCGGCAGGCAGCGCGGCACGCTCACCCCCGGCCAGGCCCGCATCCTGCGCGGCCTGCTCGGCAACCTGCACGCCGATAACGTCTGCGGCATGGTGCTCGACCAGATCAGCGCCCGGCTGCAGCTGGTGCGCTTCGCCGTCGAGGGCGATCAGGCCTCGGCGACGGCCGCCGCCGCCGTCGAGACGGCGCTGCGCGCGCTCTGGACCACCGCCCAGATCCCGGCGCTGGCCGGCGCCGCCCACTACGCGGCGTTGCGCGACGGCAACCACGCCATCGCCCTGGGCTGGGAGGACGGCCGCGTCCGGCTGGCCCGCGAGCGCTGGTGGAACGGCAAGCACGGCCTCTTTGTGGCCTACGACGGCGCAGAGCGCCCGCGCTACGCGGTGAAGGACTGGGCGGCGCCGGAAGGGCTGCGCCGCACCATCTGGTACGCCGACCGCATCGAGCGCTACCTGGCGGCCGGCGACGGCTGGCGGCCCTACCGCCTGCCCGCCGACGGCGACGTGTGGCCGGTGCCGTGGGTCGATCGGGCGGGCCAGGGGCTGGGCATCCCGGTGGTGCATCTGGCCTGCCGCGAGCGGCCGAGCGACGGCGACCAGAAGGGCGACCCCGCGCCGGCCTACGGGGTCAGCGTGCTCGACGGCGGAATCCTGGGCCTCCAGGACGAGGTCAACGATGTGCAGCGCGACATCTCGGCGGCGGCGCGATTCGCGGGCTACCAGATGCTCTGGGGCACGGGCATCACGCCGCAGCACGACCAGGCCGGCAACGAGGTGCCGCTCATCGTCGAGCCGGGGGCCTTCTTCCGCGACGAGAGCCCCGAGGCGTCCTTCGGCGCGCTGCCGGCGGGCAGCCTGGCCGAGCTAGAGCGCACGCTGACGATCAAGCTCCAGGCCATCAGCCGCCAGTCGGCCGTGCCCCAGCACCTGATCGCGGGCCAGTGGCCCAGCGGCGAGGCCCTGCTGCGCGCCGAGCGCCCGCTGACCGACCGCTGCGAGGCCCTGATCCGGGTCATCGGCCCGGCCTGGGCCTCCATCGCCCATAAGGCGACCCTGCTCCTCAACACCTTCGGCGGCGCGCAGCTCGATGCGACGCTGCTGATCGCCGCGGTCTTCGCGCCCGCCGAGCGCCGCGACCCGCTGACCCGGGCGCAGGTCGCCGCCGCCGAGGCGCCCTATGTGTCGCGCCGCGAGACGCTGCGCACGCTGGGGCGCAGTCCCGCCGAGATCGAGCGCATCCTGGCTGAGATCAAAGAAGAGGCGGCGGCCGCTGCGCCGGCGCCCCTAGTCACGACTGGAGGCACGGTATGACCACCCTTGCCCGCGATGTCCGCACCATGACCGACGCCGAGGTCTTCGCCGCGCTCTGTGCCCTGCCCGAGCGCTTCCGCTTCGATGTGGGGCGCATAACGCTCGCAGAGCCAGACCCGGATCTGCTGGCCGCGATGCCCGCACCGACCCCCTTCCGCGATGAGCAGCTGGCCCGCAAGGCCCACGAGGAGGCGCTCCAGGCGTCGGTGCGCCCGCGCCAGCACTGGACTCTGACGCTCGCGGCCGAGCCGGCACACGGCGGCGGGCCGGCCTTCTTCGGCCGGGCGCCCACGCTGGCCGAGGCCTACCTCCAGGTGCGCACGCAGATCGCCGTCTTCACTGAGGCCCTGTAAGCACCGATAGACAGCGGTGCTACACTAGAAAGGAAGTTCGCCCATGCGCCTTCGCTTCATCGGCTCTCGGCTCTTCGCCTCAGACACAGGCGGCGCCGGGGGCACCGCGACACCACCGCCTACCGGGAGCGACCCGGGAACGAGCAACGCCGGCGGCGGCGATCCGGGCAAGGTACCCGCATCCTCAAGCGGGGACGACCCCACCAAGACCGACAAAACCTTTACCCAGGCCGACCTTGATCGCATCGTCAAGGAGCGCCTCGCCGACTCTGCGCGTCGCGCCGAGGCGAAGACCGCCGAGGCGAAGAAGGCGGCCGAGGAGCAGGCGCTGGCCGACAACGCCGAGTGGAAGACCCTGGCCGATCAGCGCGCCGCCGAGCTGGAGACGACGAAGGCCCAGGCCGCCGCCGCCGCCGCCTACGCTAAGCGCCTGAACGCCATGGCCGACGCCGAGATCGCCGCCTGGCCCGACGAGGTGAAGGGCACCGACCCCGGTGGTACGAACGTGGAGGCCCGTCTCGACTGGCTGGAGAAGATGCGCCCGCTGGCCCAGCGCCTGGCCAGCCTGCCGAAGGCCCCCGCGACCGAGGCCGGCGCCGGCAGCGGCACCCTGCCGGCCTTGACGCCGGGCGAGGGCAAGGCCGGCGAGGGCGGCAAGGGCAAGACCTACCGTTTTACCAACCCGAATGATGTGAGCTGGTAGCCGCCTGCGGGAGGCTCGCCAGAGGAGAACAGTGGTATGACCGCCGTTACACGTGTGAAGGCGAGGCCCTGCGCGCCGGCCGGCTACGAGGTCAACGATAAGGGCGTCGCCGTCGAGGCCTGGGTGGCGGGCGATCTGCTCGTCAACGGCGCCAGCGGCTGGAGCAAGGCGCCCACGGGCACCCTGGAGGCGCACGGCATTGGACTCCAGGCCGCCTACGCTGGGCAGGCCAACTGCTCGATCGGCATTCAGGGCGAGATGGACGGCTTCAGCGAGATGACCCCCGGCACGGCGCTCTGGCCATCGGCGAGCGTGGCCGGCGGCCTCGACACCGACGCGCCGACCAACACGAGCCGGGTCAACGAGGTCCAGACGATCACGCTGGCCGACGCGGCCGGCGCCGACACGTTCACGCTGACGTTCAGCGGCCAGACCACGAGCGCGCTGGATGACGACGCCACAGCGGCCGCCGTGCAGGCTGCGCTAGAGGCCCTGAGCAACCTCGTCCCGGGCGACGTGGTCGTGACGGGCAGCGCGGGCGGGCCGTACACCGTCACGTTCGGCGGGTCCTTCGCGGGCCAGGCCGTGCCGCCGCTGACGGGCACGGGCACTGGCTGCACCGTAACCGTCGCCGAGACCACGCCGGGCACGCCGTCGATCGCCGCCCCGTGCCGCGTGCGCGCCGCGACGGCCACCCGCATCCGGTTCAGCTTCGTCTAGCCCCGGCCATGGTTTGCGCGCAAACCATGACTATCAGGAGATCACCGCCATGCCCTTCGGCATTCTGGACACGACCTATATCGACTTCCCGGCGGGCGTCGATGTGCAGTACCTTCAGGGCCTGCGCACCCGCGCCGGCGTGGACTTCCCGCGCCTGCTGCGCGAGATCGACGCGCGCCTGGCCGCGCTGAACACCGGCCTCGACCCGCTAGTGGCCGCCCTGATCACCCCCACCACTGAGCAGTACACCGACACGAGCGGCCCCAGCGCCTTCCAAGTGGATGAGCGCGGCGAGTACACGATCGCCCGCCCGCAGCTGGCCGAGGGCGGCGCGCACATGCTGCCGATCCGCGGCTACGATGTCAGCCTCGGATTCACTGAGGATGGCCTCGAAAGCATGAGCCTGGCCCGCATCATCACCAACATCGAGAGCATGCTGCTGGGCATGCGCCGGCTCTACCGCCGGCAGACCCTCACGCGCCTCTTCAGCGACGCCGAGGTGCGAGTGGCGCCGGCCACCACCGTCACGAGCCCGGGCTTCGCCGGCAGCGGCACGGGCGACAACGTGTTCCCGCGCACCAGCTACCCGGACGGGACGCCGCTCCCCAGCCCGTACAGCCACTACTACCGCTGCGCCTCGGCCGACCTGGCCGCCACGCTGAAGCTGGCCCGCAACCGGCTGAAGATGTGGCACCCCGGGCCCTTCGACCTGATCGCCCCATCGGCCCAGATCTCGGCGATCGTCGGGATCAGCGCCACGAACCCCGCCGACGGCTTTGTCAGCGCCGGCTCGGCCCTGGTGCGCCAGGGCAGCGGCGCCAACGAAGCGACGGTGGACGCGACGGTATATCTCGGCGTGCTCTTCGGCGATATCCGGGTCCATATGGAGATCGCCGACTTCAGCTCGGCCAACATCGGCCTCTTCAAGAGCTACGGCGCGCTCAGCCCGCAGAACGCGCTCGCCTGGCGCTATGACGAGACGAAGGGCCGAAATGCGGCGCTGCGCTACCGCGATCTGTACCCACTGGCGAACGCGGTCCTCAAGCAGGACTTCGGCATCGGCACGAACGACCGCACGGCCGCCGTGCTGATCAGCGTGGCCGCCAGCGGCAACTACACGCCGCCCACGTTTAGCTGAGCTGCTACGGCGTAGCAGCCGCTGGAGACACGCCCATGGCAGAGACGAAGAAAAGCCCCGCAGCGGCAGCGCCCCCGGCTGCCGCGCCCGATCCCGTCGCGCCCACGCCGCCCTCGGACGCCGCAGTCATGCCCGATCCTGTCGCGCCCGCAGCGCCCGAGCCGCCGGCATTGATCGTCACCGTGGCCCCCAACGGCACGGTGACAAACCAGATCGGCGGGCGCTGATGGCGGCCACGTTCGACCCGGCCATGCCCACGGCCCGCGATCGACTGCGTTTTGACCTCGGCGATACCAACGTCGGCGTGGTCAAGGCGGCCGGCGCCGATCCGCTCGCGCTGCCCGTCGATGACGCGGTCTACGCCGGCGCCCTGGCCCGGCGCGGCGGCGATGAGGACCTTGCTTACATCGACCTGGCCGACGCGCTGATCGCCAAGCACGCGCAGCTGGAGACCAAGGCCTC